CTCACTAGTATTGGAAAGCATCGTGGATGGGGATCGGGTGGCGCAGGAAATGTTAACATCAAGAATTCGGCTGGCGGAACAATTGTTGTCCAGTGGGCAGACGGAACACAACTCGGCGGACAAGCCGACGACGAACAAGAAATGAAAACAGTAGAAGGCAGGGAGCTTAAAGATGCAGGATGAATTCGTAGATTCCGCGAGCGACGAGCGAACTGCTAACAACGCGGTGCGCCACCAGTATCGCGTCCTGTCCGAGCAGGAAAAGGCGGACATGGTGGAAGTTAAGGACGCCGGTTTGGCCTTCCTGAAAACGCTCGACCGGTTTCCGAACTCCCGCGAGGTTTCGCTGGCGCGGACAAAGATCGAAGAGGCCGTTATGTGGGCGGTGAAAAGCATTACAAAGTAGGTAGAAGTGGCTGAACTGGCATCACAGGAACAAGTTACGCCCATCACGATACCGTACGTTCCGCGTGAGCACTTCAAGCCCCTCCACGCAAGCACGAAGCGCTGGATGTTCTGCGTAGCGCACCGCCGAGCGGGGAAAACAGTTGCCCTATGTAACCAAGTCATACGAAAAGCGCTTGAAAACAAACGCGCTTTCCCGCCTCCTCGCTACGGCTATATTGGCCCTAGCTTCGCACAAGCGAAAGACCTCGTGTGGGGATACTACAAGTACTACACGGGAGTTCTGCCCCAAGTCAAAGTCATGGAAGGCGATCTACAGATCACACTCCCAAATGGAGCGATGATTAACTTATACGGCGGATCAGCCGCTTACGAGCGGATGAGGGGGTTGTATTTCGATGGAGTGGTCGCCGACGAATATCCTCTACTTAACCCTAGCATGCTCGGTTCTGTTATCCGTCCTTGTTTGGCTGATTATCAAGGGTGGGCGGTAATAAGTGGTACTTCCAACGGTGATGACCACTTCCATGACCTGAAGAAGCGTGCCGAGCTTGACCCCAAGTGGGAGATGTTCTCGATCCCTGTCAACATGACCGATGCGCTGCCCGAAGATGAAGTTCGGGAAATGGCGAAGGACATGACGGCGGACGAGTTCGCCCGCGAAATGATGTGCAGCTTCGACGCGCCGGTCGAAGGGAGTTACTACGGCGAGGTTATGAACGAAATCCAGCTCGCCGGACAGATCACCGGAGTTCCCTACGACCCCAATTCGCTGGTCATGACGTGGTGGGATTTGGGCATCGACGACGAAATGGTGATCTGGTTCGCGCAGCAAGTCGGGAGAGAAGTTCATATCATCGATTACCTCGCCAACACCGGTAAGGGATTGGAGTGGTATGTCAATCAGATCAAGAACAAGCCGTATGCTTATGGGGTACATGTTCTGCCCCACGATATCAAGGCGCGGGAATTAGGGACGGGCGTTTCCAGGTACGATACGTTGAACAATATGCTTCCCAACCTATTCGTGTGCCCCAACCACAAAGTTGAGGACGGCATTTCGGCTCTGCGGGGCCTCCTTCGCATGTGCTGGATCGACGAGAAGCGCTGCGAGGCAGGAATTATGGCGCTGCGCAACTACCACAAGTCTAAGACCGGGAAACCCCTCCATAATTGGGCTTCGCACGCCGCAGACGGTGCACGAGTTGGCGCGGTGGCGTTTAACATGATCTCCGGTATGGTCGGAGGGTCCAACGTAATTGGAATTGGCACGGGTGCGCTCAAGCGTAATCTGAAGCGGATGTCGAATGGGCCGAGGAGACTTCGATGAATTATAATGAGAATCCTCAGAAACTCATTTCGGCTGGTGAGTTCTTCAAGAATTCCCCCGTGGGGCAGCTTGGAGCGCTCGACGGGAAAGGGAAGTTCCACGGCGATAGCGGAGGCGATGACGACGAGGACACTATTTATACCGCTGCCGTTCGGGACTTAATCGACGATTCCGTAAACTTCGAGGAATCGGTCCTCGGGCCTAACCGGGATGAAAATCTGAGGTACTTCTATGGCGAAATACCAGAGCCAGAGGGTGAAGGAAAGTCTACGGCTGTTTCTACTGATTTCCGTGATACTGTTATGGCTATTCTACCCAGCCTCATGCGCATCTTTACTTCTACTGAGAACGTCGTAAATTGCTCGCCGAACTACAAGGGCCAAGAAGAAATGGCTCGGCAGTGCACCGATTATCTTAATTATGTTCTGTGGGAAGATAATCCGGGCTTCTTGATCATCCACGATATTTGCAAAGACGCCCTGCGTTGCAAGACGGGCGTTATGCGCTGGTGGACGGACAACGACGAGGAAGTGACGGAGCAAGAGTATCACAACGTCACTCGAGAACAACTCCAATTCCTCATCCACGAAAATCCGACCATCGAAATTATCAGTCACGAGCCCCACCTAGAAAATCCGGAAATTCTCGGCAGTATTCGGGTCCGCTTCGTCAAGGCGAAGCCACTTACGCGCATTATGTCAGTGCCGCTGGACGAATTCCGAGTGTCGCGGAAAGCCAAGGACGTCGAGAATGCGCCGCTGATTGGCCACGACCAGATCGTGAACGTGTCGGAACTGGTCAAGCAGGGTTACGACCTGGAAGAAATAGCCGAGTATATGAACCAGACGGCGGACAACTATTCCACCGATCGTCTATTCCGAAATCAAGGGCTGGATCAGGGGGACCTATCCGATGCTTGGGATGTTCGGTATGGCTGTTACTTCATCCGAATTGATAAAGACAACGACGGAATCGCCGAGCTACGCGAAATACACACTATTGGTGATGATCATAATATTCTGTATGATGAGGTTGTTCAGCATGCCAATTTCTCTGTCTGGTGTCCTGATCCTGAGCCTCATACTTTGGTTGGCGATACTCCAGCTGATCTTGTAAAAGATATCCAGACTATCAAGACGAATATGCTCCGGGGTTCTCTGGACTCGCTTGCACAGTCCATTTGGCCTAGGACGGTCTTCAACCAGACCATTACCAACACCGACGACGTTCTGAACGACGAGATCGGTGCGCCAATCCGTACAACGGGCGACCCGCGAGAAGCAGTGCAATCGATTACGCACCAATTCGTGGGTCAGCCTGTTTTTCAGATGTTCGGAGTTATGGAGCAACTCCGACAGTCCCGCACCGGTATCTCCGACGCATCGAAGGGAGTCGATCCTCGTGCGCTGCAGAGCACGAACGTAACCGGTATTGACGCGATCGTCCAAGGGGCACAGGAACGGATCGAACTGTGTGCCCGCATTTTGGCCGAAACCGGGATGAAGCAGCTATTTCGCGGATTGCTCCGTGAGATAGTCAACAGCCCCAATCAGGTCCGTACAATTCAGCTTCGCGGCAAATGGGTGGATGTTAACCCCTCTACCTTCGATCCAACCATGCGCGTAAGTGTCAATCCGACTCTTGGAAAGGGGTCGGATATGACACGCTTGATGGTTCTGCAGGAAGTGAAGCAGACCCAAATCGCTGCTATGACCCAATTCGGCGTGGAGAACCCCCTATGTGGCGTTCAAGAATTCCGGAATACCTTGGTGGACATATTGGCCATTGCGAATGTGAAGAATGTGGGCCGGTATTATCGCGAGATCACCGAAGAGCAGGTCAAAGCTATTGCTTCCACGCCCAAAGAACCGGACGCGGCTACCTTGTTGGCGCAGAGCGAGATGGAAAAGAACCGTGTCACAATGGCAAAGGAAATTTCGAAGTCGAATTACGAAGATCGTAAACTCCGTGTCGACGATGATTTCCGCCGCGATCAAATGGTTGTCAAAGGACTCTTGGACGCGGCGAAGATAGAGGCTCAATTCGCTGTGGATGTGGACGAGGAAGAAGTCCGGTCCGAAAATACGCCGCAGGAAGTGCCACAACCCGCTCCGCCTCCGATCCCCGTTCCGCCGATAGGGCAATAAGATGGAAAACAAAATACCGCACTTCCAGCCGGAGCCCCCGCGCCTCTCTAATCACGAGGTGCAGGAAAAGGCGGGGCAGGCGGAAGACTTGCTTGCCAGTGATACGTTCAATTCGGCCATGGGTGAAGTATATTCCAGGGCGGCTGGAACACTGGTAAACGCGGATATAGGTAGCTTGACAGCCACCGGGGCGCATGCTACCATGAAAGCCATCGTCGACATCAGAAATCAACTTCAAGACTTCATCAATGATCACAAGATGAGGCAGAAGTATAATAAAGGGGATAAATAATGGCTGATGGACCTCAGGCAAGCACCCCTGTCCAGATCGAGGACATGTTCCCCAACGTCACCACCGGGAACGAAGTCGACGAAGAGAGCCCCGCAAAAGGCGGCGGCGATGATGAATCCGATCCGGAGGAGGTTCTCTATGCCAAAGATGTCAAAGACGGTAAGGCCGGTCCAAGGAATCCTAGCGAAGAAGATGGATCAGATAGCGACGGCGACGATGCCGACGGAGACGGCGAATCTGGTGAAGATGAGTCCGACGACGAAGATGACGATTCTGGAGAGGAAGGGGCCGAGGATGAAGAAGAAGCCGCTCTCCTCGCAAGAAAAGTCGAGGTCACGGTTGATGGAAAACCTGCTGAAGTAACCATCAAGGAAGCTCTCGACGGCTACATTCGCACCGAGACCTTCCACCAACGCATGAACCAGTTGGACGAGGCGAAGAAGATTGTTCGCCGCGCCGCTGCCGATGCCGTCCACAACTACGAATACTCCATGAATGTCGCTAAGCAGATGGAAGCGCATATGGAGCAGATGATTCCCAAGGAGCCGGATTGGGATGCGGAGTTCCAAAAGGACCCCGCCCACGCTCGGGAATTGCAGCGTTATTACGAGAAGGCAAATGGGTTCCGCGCTCAAATGCGAGCCCAGATGGAAGAAGCCAACAAGAAAATGGCCGAATCCAACCAAACTCAGTTGGCTGCTTTCGCTGAGGAAGAAGCCGCCCGGTTCGAAGCTGCGAACCGCAAGAATTGGTCGGACCCCAAGAAGAAGGCCAAAGACCTCAAGTCGATGCGTCAGACTGGCCTTTCGTCCGGGTTCACCGAAGAAGAATTGTCGCAAGTATACGACAGCAGGATGCTTCAGGTTCTCCTGAAGGCATCGAAGTATGACCGAATGATGGCCGCCAAGCCCAAGCCAGTCGTTCGACAGCCGCAAGGCAAGCCGGTAGCTCCGGGAGCGGGAAGCGCTAAGTCGCGTACGGCTCAAAAGGGAGTTAGCTCGGCAATGAAGAGGCTCAACCGCACCGGACGGCTCGATGACGCCGCCGTTGTGTTCGATCAACTTCTTGCAAGAGGTAACTGACCCATGCCCGTAACTACTGGTGCCTTCACCACTTATGGTGCGAAGGGCAATCGCGAAGATTTGTCCAACAGCATCTACAACATCGATCCCTTCGACACCCCTGTGATGTCGATGTCCCGACGCCGGAATGCCAAGAACCGTACTTTCGATTGGCAGACCGAAAACCTCCCTGTTGTTGACCCCAACAACGCCCAACTCGAAGGCTTTGTGAACGTCAACGGTGCTGCCACCCCGACCGTTCGGTTGACCAACGTCGCGCAGATTTCCAAGCGCGATGCGACCGTCTCCGGTTCGCAGGAAGCTGCCGATGCCGCTGGCAAAGGCTCCGAGCTTGGCCACCAGATGGCGATGGCCTCCAAGGTCCTCAAGTCGGACATGGAAACCATCATGTGCTCACGACAAGC